GCCCGGGCGATGCGCTCGCCGAGCTTGCGGGCCACCAGGTCGGCGATGTCGAAGGCCGAGTCCTGCAAGAGCTCGACGCTGACCCGCAGCGGGAGGTTGGACCCGGTGCCCGCGGCGGTGTACTTGTACGCGCCGAGGGAGACGGTGCCGAACACGAGGTCGGCGCCGGACTCCAGGGCCGCGGACTCCGCGGTGATCGAACCGCTGTTGCTGGTGTCGTCCAACGACGGGTACTCCAGCGGGTTCCCGCCCGCCGTGGTGATGGTCTCCACCTCGTTCGCGAAGCCACCGAACGCCACGCGGCGCTCGACGAGCTTGCGCTGGAACTCGGGCGGGACGGTGTACCCGCCGCCGGCCGACGTGCCCTCGCCCTGGGCGTTGGTCACCCGGAGCCCGGAGATGTCCGCGTTGGGCTGACCGGTACGCAGGTAGGCGTTGAACGCCCGGTCCAGCCCGTCATCCTGACGCGGCGCGGCCACGTGAACGTACGTGTTCGTCACCGGAGTCAGGTACGCGGCGTGCCGAGCCCGCACCTCGTTGGACGCCTGGACGCCCTTGAGCTCCGTCTCCAGCGCCTCGTACTGGCTCACCTCGTCCGCGGTGAGCGAACGACCGTCCGCCGCGTCCACGATGGCCGTCTGGGAGGCCAGGATGTCCTCAATGGTTCTCACGCAACCCTCCTCAGGGCCACACGGGCGCGAGCCCGGATTGCTTGGCTGTGCCGGTCTTCCGGCGCAGGCTTGTCGTCGTTGGCGACCTTGTCGGCCAGCCCGGCCTTGACCGCCTCAGCGGCCCCGTACCACGTCTCGGCGCGCATCGCCTCACGCCACGAAGCGACCGTGCCCCCGGCCCGGTCGGCGTAGATCTGGGCGATGGTGTCGGACAACTCGTCGAGGAGATCGGCCATCTCGCGCATGTCGCTCGCGTTGCCGATCACCAGACCGCCCGCGTCATGGATCATGACCTTGGCAGGCTTCTCGATCGCGACGGTGTCCCCGGCCATCGCGATGAACGACGCGGCCGACGCGGCGACGCCGTCGATCGACACGTCCACTGTGGCGGGATGGTTCTTCAGGGCCGAGTAGATGGCGATGGCGTCGAACACGAACCCGCCACCGGAGTTGATGTGCAGGTCGATCGCCTTGGCGGTGATCGCGCGGAGGTCGCGCACGAAGTCGTTCGCGTTGATCCCGAAGTCGTCGATGAAGTCGTAGATGAACACTTCGGCCCGCGCGCTGTCGGCGTTGCTGACCCGGTACCAATCCGACCGTAGGGTGGATGCATCTCGCCTACGTGCCATGGCCCGGCCCCGGTCGGCGAGCGCGGTCAGTCGGTCGAGGTTCACGCCGGCACCTCTTCAGCTGGGGAATCCTCCTGGGCGGAATCCCCACCTGACCCGCGCAGCTCGTCGCCACCCTCGATTGGGTCCATGTTGCGGATGCGCCGCGCCTCGTTCGGCGTCATCAGCCCGGCCTCGACCTGCTGGATCAGCAGCGGAATCTCGACCTCGGGGGCAGGCTGCAACAGCCCGGCGTAGTCGAACTCCACGAACCGCGGCGCCGGCAGGAGCCGGGAGAGTGACTGCTCAATCCGAGCCGTCCACGGAGCGAGGGTGTAGCGGGCCAGCGACCGGTTCATGATCTCCACGCCGGTGCCCCAGGTGGACACAGCGCCCGGGTCCATGAGCAGGTGCGGCGGTACGCCGAAGATGCGGCCGACGTCCTGGATCTGGAACTGGCGACTCTCGAGGAACTGGGCGTCCGCGTGGCTCATCGTCCACGGCGTGAACTTCAGCTTGCGGTTCACCACGGCGACGGACGAGGCGTTCTCCCAGCCGGCGGCCTTCGCGTCCAGCGACTCCTTGATGGCCTTCGCCTCGGCCTCGTCGATGTCCTCCTCCGCCGACACCATGCCCGCGAACAGCGCACCGTTGGAGAACATCTTCGCTGCGGCCCGGTCCCCGGCGATCGCGTTGCCGAGCCCGTTACGCGCGACCTCGATGACGCTCATCCCGCGCAGCCCGTCGAGGCTCAGGCCCATCACCTGGGTCATGGTCCGGGCGTCGTACTCCTGCCGTTTCCCGTCGACGAGGGTGGCCGTGAACCGCTTGCCGCCGGGGACGTCGGCGAACTCGACCTGTACCGCGGACGGGTGGAACGGCGTCAGCCCCGCCAGCGACCCGGCGCCGTTGAAGACGTGCGCCAAGTAGGCGTTGCCGTGCAAGAGCAAGTGCGCCGTTACGACTTCGCGCCACTGGAACGGCGTCAGCCCCGCCGGGGCGCCCGGGTCGTCGAGGAACGACGGGACGCGGGTTCGGGTGCCGTCCACGTCCCGGAGGGTCCGCATCGGGAGACCGGCGATGGTGCCGGAGATGAGGGACACGGCCCGGTAGACCGCCGAGACGCCCAGCGCCGAATACTCGCCGACGTTGACGCCCGAGTAGTTGGGGGTGCCCAGCGACAGCCACTCGGCCAGGATCGGGTCACTGATCGAGTAGCTGGTGTTCGAAGGCTGGCGCTTGCGCCACGGCCACAGGGGCACGACTCAAGAGTAACCTATTAAACCGGTAGGGAAAGTAGGGAAGAGGTCCGATGTCGCTGGTCAGAGCCGTCCGGGCAGCCGTCAAGGCCCTGTCGCTGGCGCCCGAGGACCAGGCGGCCGTACAGCTGGCCATCCGCTACGCGACCGCGGTGGACGCCGGCGAGCCGGTCGAGAAGTGCGGCCCGCCCCTGCTGGCCGTCCTGGAAGCGCTCGGGATGACGCCAAAGGCCCGCGCGGCCGTGAAGGGAGGGACCAGTGCCAGCCCCAGCGCCAGCCCGCTCGACGAACTCCGAGCCCGCCGTGTGCGGCGCAACGGTCCCGCGGATCTGGACCAGACCGCTCCGTGAGTTGAGCCCGGAGACGTCCTACGGGTACGACCTCATCGACTTTGCCCGTGACGTCCTGCTCGAGCCGTTCGACCCTTGGCAGGAGTGGGCGGCGATCCACCTTGGCGAGCTACTGCCCGACGGCCGGCCCCGGTTCCGGACCGTCCTCGTCCTGGCGGCGAGGCAGAACGGGAAGACACTCCTCGGCAAGGCCCTGATCACGTACTGGATGGCAGTGGAACAGGTGCCACTCGTGGGCGGTACCAGCACCGATCGGAAGTACGCGAAGCGCACCTGGTCACAGGTGATCGACACCGTCAAGCGGAACCCGTACCTGTCCCGGCTTCCCCGGTCGGTGCGGCTGACCCTCGGCGAGGAATCGCTGGCCGTCGACGGATCAGAGTTGATCTTTGCCGCGAACAACGGCAACGCCTTCCGCTCGACCACCCTGCACCGCTGGCTGTGCGACGAACTCCGCGAGCACACAGATTGGGCATGCTGGTCGTCCGCGTCCAACGCGATGAACGCGGTACCGGGGGCGCAGATCGTCGTCCTCACGAACCAATGTGACGACAACGGGGTAGTGCTCGACAGCCTGCGCACGTCCGCGATGGAGGGTGCCGACCCCCGCCTCGGCCTGTTCGAGTGGTCCGCCCCGGACGGGTGCGAGCCGGACGACCCGGAAGCGCTCGCGCAAGCGAACCCGAATCTCGGCCGACGGGTCGACCTCGACGCCATCATGGGTGCGGCCCTGCGAGCGAAGGCAGCCGGCGGCCAGGAGCTCGCGGACCACCGAACCGAGGTCCTATGTCAACGGGTCCGGCTACTCGACCCCGCGATCGACCCGGACTCGTGGGCCCGGTGCGGGACGGACTACCCGCTCGACCTCGCCGAGCACCGGGACAGGGTGGCGCTCGCCTACGACGTCAGCCTGGACGGCCGGCACGCCACGTTGTACGCCGCCGCGGTCGTCGATGGGAAGGTTCACCTCGACCCAGTCAAGGCATGGGACTCGACAGCGGCCATGCGCCGCGAACTACCGGCCATCGTGGCGGACGTACGGCCCCGAGCCCTTGGTTGGCTGCCCGCAGGACCCGCCGCAGCCGTAGCGGCCGACCTAGCGGGCCGAGGCGCACGAGGATGGCCACCGAAACGGGTAGAGATCGCCGAGATCAAGGGCGAACTGACCGCCGTTTGCCTCGGATTCGAGGAACAGGTGCGCTCCGGACAGCTCGCTCACGGGCGCGACCCGCTCCTGAACGCGCACGTCGAGAACGCCCAGCGACTACGGCGAGGGGATGCGTGGGTGTTCCAGAGGCGCGGTGCGGGCCCCGTAGACGCCCTGTACGCCGCCGCAGCGGCCGTTCACCTCGCCCGGACGCTCCCACCAGCCAAGCCGCCGCTCTATGTGGCCAAGTAGCGAAGAGAAAAAGAACAG